GCTTTCTGCATATCCTTTTGCCGGATGGAGCGGATCCGGAGCAATACCGCATCCAAATCATCAGCGGACAACTCCCTGAATTTCTTTCCTGCGATACGAACGCCCAAACAAAAGTTATCCACCGCCGCCCAATTTGCCGTATCAATACCCATCAACTGCATTTGGTGGAGAACGGCAGAGCGTTTCTTTTTCAGAACCTCGTAACTGACCGGACGGCTGGATCCGGTCTGCTTCTCCATCTCCCGTATCATCGAGTTATATTCACTCAAAGTCATTTCTCTCAGTGAGTCCGTCCGCCCATTCGTAAAGCTGGATACAAGCTGCAGCTTTAAACCGTCCCTGTCAGAACAGGGCATTTTCGCCAGCAGCGTCCAAAAACGTGAATAACTGTTTGTCTTTGCCATAATCAATCAAGTTCAGGGGTTTCACTCTCTTTTAGGGATTGCAGGACG